CTTATTCTCTCAAGTAATGACAACATTTGCGATTCATTTAACTCATTAATATCAACACCCTTACCTACTCTAGTGCCAAGAACATTCCTTAATTCAATTTTATTATTAAAATATCTTTCAAACTGAGCTTCTGATAGCTGTAAATAATATAATGAATTTCTTACAAAATCTTGATATCCGGGCATTCTATGATTAAGGTCAGGATCAAACGACTCTGTAGCTAATGAAGTTAGGAATTGAAGACCTCTCGAGTATCTTTTTGATGCTTGATAAGGAACGGGATGCACCCTACCATTATGTACAGCTATCTGGTATTTATTATTAGCTGGCTGCATAAAAGCAAATATAAAAGGATTACCATGTTCTGCATATGCTTGTCTTAAATAATCAGATTCTATTTTATAAAAAGTGCTTAAAGCTGGCATGTTTGTTAAAAAAGCTATTGTCTCGCTATTTAATATACTCTTTCCTTTATACTTCATAACATCTTCAAGCCTTGTTTGGTTGCTATAAAACAACTGCCTGAGTTTCTTTAATTCAGATAATCTTTCTATCCCTTTTCTATTTAAGGAAAAATTCATATCACCATTTACAAATGGCAAATACTCTTTTAGCACTTCCATTGTTCCATATTGTATAGCGCCTTGTTTCAAGTCATCCTGTTCCATAGATACAATTTGAATCTTCTTTAAATCCTTAGCTGATTTAGTTTTCCAATATGATTTAGGAATTTCTTTTCCAAGTTCTTTTTCAAGAGTCTTTATTGTTTTATTTATATTATCCTTAGCATAAGTTTTTTGCTTATATGTCTTGCTAGGATCATTCAACACCTGCATAACCTTCTTTTTAAGAGACTCTATTATGGCTACTTTTTTATTATGACTAAACGATCCTTTTATAATGTTATCGTTAAGCCGATCAATCTCATGAGCCATGTCTGCTCTTCTACCTCCATGCATCTGAGCATACCAATCTTCTACCATTCCCCTAGCTCCACCTGTCAATCCTTCATTTTTAGTTTGATTAAAAACATCAGCTTCAAGCAAATTCCATGTAATTCTATCAATAACAGAGCCTCTTTGACCATCAGCATATTGTTCGCCTCTAACTTTTGTATCACTTCTTACTATTTGCTGTGTAGGTTTCCAATATCTCTTTTTCTTTTGCTTACTATATTTCCATTTTTCATTTTTCCCACCTCCAAGTTCTCTAACTCCAAAGATACTGTCAAACTCTGGATCATCTCTCCACTTTTTACTATTTGGGTCATTAGGATCAATTCTTTTATTTCTTAACCTATAGTACAATTGGTCACTTATATTTCTGTTAAAACCTCTAAATTTTTCAGCTGCATCTACTACGTCTTGATAATTAGGGGCTCTTTGCTCTCCACTTTTTTCAAACATAGTTTTACCAGTTGCGTTTAACATCGAACCGTATTCATTAAGAAGTCCTTGTATAACAGCTTTATCAAGCTTTGTTAACTCACCTTCAGTCGTATCTGCATTTATCTTTCTGAAAATTCTAACTCTTTTACCATTCTCATTGCCATTAGTTCTCATTTGATTAATAAACCCGGCTTTTCGTTGTTCAGCTGCTGCTGGAACTATAGATTCACCTTTAGTGGGAAAAAGAAATTCAGGTTTCCAAGTATTAATATTTTGAGCGATATTTCTATTTAATTTTCCACTGCCATCTATTATATATTGAGTTTCTAATGCTGATCTTGTATAAAAATCTAAATTATCATAGTCCATTACTATCCTATACCCTTCTTTGCCGGGTACATCAATAAGAACACCTGGAACAAAGTCCTCACCATCCGCATTTTTTCTAATAATATCTTTTAAACCAAGATTTCTAGCCTCTTCTGGAGTTAATTTTGTAGATATCTTATCAAGGTATCCCAACATTCTAGGGATTTTTTGTACCACGCCAATAGATGACTTATATAAATCATTATCAGCTGCTAATCTTTCAATAGATTCACTTGCAGTATTAGCAGGCATAGTCCATTTAAATTCACTTGCCGTTGCATATTTAGTTGGGTCTACACCTTGAACAAAAAACTTAGATGTTCTGTTTACATGCTCAAACATTCCTTGCCTATGGGCAAAAAAGTAATCAGCTTTATCTACATCATAATCACCTTCAAAAACATTAACAACATCTAAGCTGTTTACTTGCAATCCATTACCATATGTTTCTTCTAAAAATCCTTTTAATCCCAATATCATCATATCATTAGGTCTAGTTCTAGGCTTCCTGCTAACAATGACTCCTATTTGAGTCCCAGCTGGTACATCACCAGCTTTTATTCTAGAATTTAAATCTGCATAAATAGTACCTAATGTGCTATCCCTAGCTACAGCATCCCATTCTTTACCAAATATCTGATCGCCTGTAAACGTTTCCCCTTTTCTAACAAATCTAACATCCATTTGCTGACCATGTTCCCCAGCTCTTAAAACATCTATACTCATATTCTGTTCGTGAAACGGAAGCATTACCTCGCCTCTTATAACCATTTTACCATCAGCATCAACTACAGTTGGCTTTAATCTTTTAGCAGCATCTGGAACTTGTATAAGAACAGCTTGTCCACTATATCTGTGACTTTCTTTAATATCTCCAGCTAAATCACCTTGATTAGTAACACCCCTACTCTCATTTATCAATGAATTTATATAGACTCCATACATTTTATTTTTAAACATTCTTTCACTATATGACTTAGGATTAGCATCCCTTGATATTTGAGACCAATAAAACATATTATTTATATGAGCCATTCCTTCACCAGCTTTCACATCTGGATTAAAGTCCTTACCCATTTCACTTTCAATCCACTGACGCATAGCAATTGGCTCATGAGCTATGTATTTCATAGCCTCCAACCTTTGGTTAAGGGGTTCAGCAAACATAACATCGTATATGTTGCCTGCTTCCTTATTCTTAGTATAATTAAAATCAGCCATAGAAGTCTTAGCTGAAAGCATATTTGAATCCTTATTAGCTTGTATACCAAGAGAATCAATGGTTATTAATCTTGTTTTACCACTACCTATTACTTGGCCAGGCCTAGCTGCCCCTGTAATTCTTTGCCACGGCTTATTAATTATACTAGCATCAGCAGCTGATCCCGCCATACCACTGTCGACTGGATTATAAGCCTTAGCTCCGCTTTTAGTTAATAATATATCAATACCCTTATTCTTACTAAAAAATCCATCTAAAGCACTTGAGTATACAAAAACAGTTTTACCTAAAAGAAGTGGTGAGTCAGGACCGCCAGAAGATATAATAGGTTTGATAGGATTTTGAGATTCAGGTGAATGACCAACAAGGGTATGAGCCACTCTCATCATATCTTTAGAGACAAAAGATATACTATCAAAAGCGGAAGCTTCTTTGTGAGCTTCTCCAATAATATTATCATACAATTTAGTAGCAGCATCTATATCCAATTTCCCCTTACTAGTCTTTGGAAGCTCTTTACTTAACATAGATATAGCTTCGTCTCTAACTGTATTATAGCTTTCATCATTCCATATAGCTACTCCATATCCTTTATTTCTAAGGACTCTCATGAAAGCCTTTGATGTCTCTGTATCACCAATCGACTTATGGGCATCTGCAATTTCTAATAAAAAATCTTTAGAAGGTTTAACAAATTTCTTTGTATTGTATAATTTTATCCTACCTAATGTTTTATTTATATTTACATTTCCATTTAAAAATTCTATAAAAAATTTATTCCCATCTTTACCAGTTAACATATCTTTGAACATCATTCTTCTTAAAGCATGTTCATAATCAACCTCAGTAGCAGTCCCTTCATCAAACGATTTTATTTCTTTTTGCATCTGTTCGATCACTTTTTTATTGACTCCAGCCATATTCTCATATTCACTGACAAATTGTCTATAAGGCTCAACTAAATTTGGAAGATGTCTTTTTTCAATAGCTATAGGAGCTATATTACTTGAAAGCCTCATAGTATGAAGTCCTTTAGTGTCTCCATCCCTTATCGAAACTTTATCAATTGCCTCCATCTGACTTAAATAAGCTTTAAAATCTTGTTTTTGACCAGTTATTTTTTCTCTTTGCTGTTTAGATAGATTGGCACTATCTCTATAGATATCAACAAAACCATGATTCACATATCTGCCATCAACAAGTTCATATGTAGAGGCGTATGGGTTTATAATATAATAAGGGACTTCATCAGCTAATGTTTCTTTAAAAAATTTAGAAAATCTACTTATGTTTACAGTCTCTTTTGTTTTAACGACATTACCATGTTGCCATTCCAACATAGGAACTTCTGTTTGAGAACCTTGTCTAGCCAGTAAACTTATTAAGTCTCTTATTATTACTGGTTTTTCTTTTTGTTTTTGTTTACTTGATAGATTGGTATACTTTACAAAATCTTTTCCACGCTTTACATGGATTCTTTTTAGCATATTTTTAATAACTTTGGGAGCTAATAATTTTGTTGGAACGTCAGTATATACTAAATCATTAAAGTGTTCTAATTTTGTCGCAGAATCATGCCTATTCATATTAAAGGCTTCATTGTCACCAGTGCGATACTTCTTAAAAAACTTATCCAGAGTCATCCCTTTGTCTACATCCATCTCATCAGCGTCTGTAAGAAGTTTTTCTTTAACAGCTTTTTCGTATTCTAAAAATTTAGATTCAGCATATTCTGGAGTAATCCCAACTTTATCCATATTATTAGACAATTCTATAGCCAACTTCTGATTAAATTTTTTCATGTCTATTTCATATGACCCCTTACCCGGATCGGATAATGAAAAAACTTTAGCAGCTGACAACCACTTTATTAATTGATCCTCAGTAGCCCCGGGTAGGTTTATAAACTCTTGCATCTGTTTACCAAGAACAGTATAAGACTTTTTAGTTGTTGGTAATGAATTTATAAACTGAGTTAACTGAGCCCTTGCAGACATTCGTTGAGCAGGGTTCTGAAGAGCTTGAAATAGACTATCAATAGCAGATGATTCTAATACTTTAACAAGTCCTTCAGTTTTTACAAGACCTCGATCTCCTCCACCATCTTCTACAAGTTGTCTTACATATTTATTATATTGTTGAGCTAACTTTATTACTCTAGTATCATTGTCTGGTATTACTCTTTCATCAATAAGCTTTACTCTAAAACCAGCAGCCCTTCCTTCAACAGCTGTCTCAAATCTAGCAAAACCTTTCTCAGCTAATGAAAAAAGTGTATCAGCTTGCTCTATTGAAAGGTTAGTTCTCTTTATTCTGTCCCTCATTATATAGTCAGTAATCTGACCATGCATCCAGTCTTTTCCCCAAACTTCTTTAGTATATCCCTTATTAGCTAAAAACTTCTCTAAGTTGACAATTCTATCATAACTAACAAGCTTTCTAGGAGCGTTTTCCATTACATCATATCCACCAGATAAAGACTGAATAGTTAAAATTCTATTTAACATTCTCTTAGCCTCACCCAATCTTGAATCATTTTTACCAAGAGCTTTGTCTGGATTCGCTGGGTCTGTGATGATTATTCTGCTTATATCTGACCTTATGTTGCTGCCAATTTTACCATCTTCTCTAATTGGGTCTGTCAATATGCCAACATTTCTTAATATATCACCAAGTCTATCTCTTTCGACTGCAGCGGCTGATGGATGAAAAATATTAGATATCTTCTCCGCTGACCTTAAAGCATAATTTTTTGATAAAATATTAATATAATCATTATATGAATTTTGAAATGAAAACCTATCAACATGATCTCTAGCATCTGGAAATCTTTCATTTATACTTGCCTCAGCTTCGCTAACAGCTCTATAAGTTGACCTTAGTAGAGACTCACTTGTTATTCTCCTACTGTCATTTGTACCTCCTTCATTTGGTAATGGTTTAGTTTTACCTAATAAATTAGCAGTAGTAAGTATTTTATTTAATCCACCTATTTTCTCATTTAATTCTATTTCAGCAGCTTCACCTTTTAAATCCCCTAAAAAGTCTAATTCACCCTTTCTAGCTTTATCAGCTAATTCTTTAGAAATGCCTATATATATAGGAGACTGCCCCGGCTTTCCTTCTACAGATGATGTTATACTAAGAGTATTATCTACATCAGCTAATCTAACAGCTTCGATTACCTCAGTAAAGCTATCTTCAAAACTTTCAGACCCTTTTAATCTAGAATCTTCAAATACTACCTCATAATCTTTAAGAGTCTTTAACGAAGGATCAATCTCTTTCATCTTCCTCATTATAGCCTCAGCATCTTTAGTATTTACTTCATCTTTATACTTAGCATATTTACCTCTTGAAAGTAAATCCTCAAAAACCAAATCAAAACCCTCTACTGGTTTCATTTGAACACTAACTTCACCCGTCTTTAATCTTACTTCAGAAACTTCCCTACTGTCTGTTATGATACCTCTTTCACGAGCTAATTCCTCTACTGGTTTCCACTTAGGATCATTAAATATATTATCTGCAGGACTCTTAGTATATCTAAGTGATGGTATTTCCGATAATTGCTCTGGATGCATACCAAGAGCAAGTAAATTATTTCTGGCTTGATTAACTTCACCTGACTTTAAATCAAACTTAGCAGGATTCGATCTCCTTTGAACGTATGCTCCAATAAGGAAATGGGGTAAAATGTCACTTACATCTGGTTCATATCCCTTACTATATATGTCATGAAAAGTATGTAGGTTGAATAACATACCACCTAGTCCCATTCTTACCCAATTTTGAGCAATATTTTCAGCTTCAGCAGCTGTAGACCATTTCATAAGCTCCCTACCCCACTTCTTCCTGTGTGAGTCTAAAAATGATCTCATAGCATCTTCAGCATTATCTCCCCATATACTTTTAAACTTATCATAAACTCTATCATCCATAAGGTTTACTGAGTCTGAAATTCCTTTATAAGAAACTTGTTGCACTGGGCTTGCATTATTGCCTTTTAAAGCTTTCCCAAAGAAGTTTGCATAATTAGACAATGCTTCCCTATCTGCATTCTTATAAGGATTCTTTCTAAAAGATGATTTCAATCCAGACCTAAAATCTTTTATCCAACTAGCTGCTTTACCTTTAGGTTTTAACCAAGATAATTGAGCGAATGCGACACCAGTTCCCACACCCCACACTGGAGCCGTCCAATCATATTCGTGGTCTTCTATGGTACTTACACCTTCAAATACGGTATCAATCAGACCAAACATGACAGCGTCATTTATAGCATGGCCTATAACCTTAGCTGTATTGGGACTGCTTAGAGACATTGCTGAATCAGCCATAAGTCCTTTGAAATCCTGTAAAGGCCTTTTCATCACATTTTCTCTAAACATATTTTTTACAGCTACTCGTTCCACATCAGTTAAATCTGGACTTTTATCAAGAAAGCCAGTTAAGAAGTCTTCACTAGATTCTTTAAACTTTTGCCCTCTTAATGTCTTGTCCATTTGAGATTTTTGAACAAGTCCACCATAACCAGTAGTCACTTCTTTTATAGTTTTTCTACTAAGCCCGCCTTCCTTACCGACTTTAGTCATACCACGAATAATAGTATCAGCAGACTCTTTACCAGCTTTCTTTATAAAAGGCTTTGCTACTTGAGCGACTGCTTTAGCTCCTAATCTCATAGGAGCACCTTTCACAAACCCTGCAAATCCACCTACAGCTCCAAGCCACTTACCTAGAGGGTCTTCAAAATCTAGAAATTCCTCTTCTTCTACTAAGGCACCGGGTACACCAAAAGCTGCAGTATCAGCAAAGCTCCATAGAGCTACACCAAGAGAGTTTAATAAATCAACATCACTTTCTGATGCTTTACTGCCTACAGGCTCATACCAATCTGGCAGTTTTCCAGTTCCTGTGAAAATTGGTCTAGGTTGAGCTGGGGTTGTAGGGGCGGGAAGCGTAGGTCTTGATGATGGGAGTTTATTTCTTAACCATTTATCAAGATCATTTATATTTACATCCCTACCTTGCTTCGTTAGTCTTTCATGTAGCAGTAATGTAGCTTGACTAGGCTGCAATGAGGCTGGAGTGTCTGCCATTACTCAGCGCCTGCAGACCACTCTTGATATAAATCATATATTTCGTAAGCTGTAAAACCTAGAGCTGCTATATCTCCTATCGGTAACATTGGTGAATCTGACATAGCCATAGCAGCTGCTTTTCCTCCAATAGATGGGAATTTACTTGCTAAATAACTAATAAAAGATCGTGACCCCTTCTTTGCTGTTTGATTCCAAACTTGTTGAGCTCCAAACCCACCTAATCCTACAGCTTCACCAACCATACCACCTTCTTGATCTCCAACAGCTTCACCTATCGCTCTACCAGCAAATGGAAGAGATAATCCCACTCCAGTGCTGACAGCAGCTTTACCGCCAACACCCACAGCCCATTCTCTTGCTCCAACAGCTCCAGCTTTAGTAGCTTCCCATGCTCTAGGTATAGACATAGATGCTTTACCAGCGGCTCTAGCTTGTTGTTGAATTTTAGCTTGATTTCTTACCCAATGGGCTCTCTTCTTTGGAAATTTATACTTGTCTTGAAACTCTTTCCACCCTAAAGCATCTGGATTTGCTGTACCTTTACGAAGTTTATTTGTTTCAAAATCCGATAAGTATTTATCTATACCTTCAGTAAATAATCTTCTTTCTCTTTCGCCCGCTGCTGCTATGCCAGCTGCTCCAAGAGCCAACGCACCTGTTGTAATCTTGGGGCCTATTAAACCTTCTTCATCTTCTGGATGATCTTTTTCATACTGTTCTTGCCAATCAATCAATTGATCTTCTAATGCCCTTTCCCCTATAAATATTTGAGACTCTTGTATGTTAGCTTTATCATAATCGTCACCAAAATTTAATTTACTTTGAAAGATGTAATCACCTTGAGCAAATTCACCCTGCTCTTTTAAAATCTTTTGTTCGTTATCTAATGATGTCATAGCTCTTTTACCCATATTGGCAAACTCTTGAGTAGCCCCTAAAGCAAAAAATGATTCATATAGACTTTTATCATATACACTAGCTTTAGGGTCGGTTGTAGCTCTGCTAATAGAATCACTTGTTGACTTAGCTAAAGATAAAATAGATGATGGATCATTTGATTGCTTGAAAGACCATAAAGCAGTTACTATTTGCTCAGCTTGGTCTTCAGTAAATCTAGCTTTTGTCCCTTTACTCCACGGATTGTACCAAGATGATTTTTTGCCTTTTAATGCATCAGTTAATGTATCTATACCTTCTTCTATTTCTTTTACATCTGTAATTGATCCAGAAGGAATTTTAGTATATACATCACCAAGACCTGACTCTGTAATCCAACTTTCAGCTATATTAGTTTGATATTGAATGTTAGCTTTCTGAGCAGTATCTAATTGCGATTGGATAGCTGTGAAAGCTTGACGATCTTTAGCTATCTCAATTCTTTGTTCTTCTAATCCTAATTGAGCCTCTCTATAACTTTTTGTCTGAGCAAGCTCCATGAACTGTAATGATTCTTGGACTTTACGACCTTCTTTTTCTTCCCTATACTGAAGTATCCTATTTAGGGATTGTAATGCGTTGGAACCGTAAGGATTAGCCATATTTATGCTCCACGTACGCCTCACTCGTTTCTTCAATAGATTGCTGAATACCGCCACCTGATATAAACTCGCCAGCTTTAATTGCGTACTTACCTAAATACCAATCATCAGCTTTATCTGCTTCCAATTCTCTCTCTCTAGTTATTCTTTTTTGTTCTAAATCTAATCTACCTTTTTCGCCTTCATACCATTCTTCTATCTCACCCATAGATTTGCCCAATAGTCCGTGTAATTTTTCTTTTCCTCTAGTAGCTGTTCCCTGAATCCTTTTCCATGCTGATGATCTTTTTGCTCCAACAGTCCCATGAGTAGGCATATTTGCTTTTGCAATAGTTTGCTCAGTATCACGTTGCACATCATCATATTTCATACCAGTTTCAGCGGAAAAACTCTTAGCCTCTTGTTCATATTCAGCCTTAGCTAATTTTATTTTTGCTGAACGAGCTGGCTCAAGTTTTTTCTGTGCTGATTCTATACCTGAAAGAGCCTCATCATATCCAGCAACCTTTGATGAAGATTCTCTTTCCGCTGTATGTCCCTCGCTAGCAGAAGAAGCAGCCGATAGAAGAAAACTACCTATCGTAGCTCCTGCTACCCACGCTGCTGTTGAAATACCTAAAAACTTCTCTTCATTCCCAGTCATAGGATTTATAGTCCCAGAGCCTAAGGCATCCACGAGCTTTTCTCCTCTAGCCCCACTCTCCATTAAACTTTTTTCCATTGGATTAACATGCCATTTCTTTCCCGGGTCAACATATCTAGATACAGCAATATCGGTATCACCATACCTGCCATAAGCTGCTTCTGATAAATGTTCTGCTGCTAGACTAGCCATTTTATATCCATCTTCCATCTACCCATCCAAACTCTTCAGCTCTTGCTGGGTCAAACCAATCTACTTCAGTTCCTCCCGTTACTGAAGGATTCAAATCTTGTTCTTTATATATTTTCATCATCTCTGCCATTTTATCTGGTTTATCAGTTTCTACGACAGGTAATAACGCTCCTTGACCTCCAACAGCGGCTTCTTCTGCATCTTCAGCCAAATAATTCTTGCTTCCCGATGGATCAAAATCTGCTGCTTCTTTAGCTGCTTTCTCCGCAGCTGCTTCCGCTTGTCTCTTTTCCAATTCTTTCATCGCTTTTCTTTCCCTATCTAACTGTTTCCTTTCAGCCTCTTTCTTCAGTTTCTCAAGAGCAGTATCTTTTCCCTCTACTTGTTTGTTTATATTTTTGTCAACTTCTTCTATCATAGTTGGTTTATCTGTATCCCCTAATAAAGCCGATACATCTGATGTACCTTTTCTATACCTTCCTGTAGCAGCTATCATACCTTTTGAATACGTACCTCCTTTTTCTCCAAACTTGTACTCAGTTTCTCCTAATACATCCCACCATGGCCTATCTACTTTCTGTGGAGCGAACTCACTTAAATAAGCGCTATACAAATCTTTTTTACCTTTAAATTTTTCCCAAGAGATTTTACCTTCATAAGATTGTTTAGCAATTGTTTCTTGGGCTTCTGGAAGATATACATCTTCAAAGATTTGCTGATCTTCCATCATGCCACCTAAGGTGCTGGCCACCTCGAGTGCATCGGCTACTGTAGACTCTAATTTTCCCCATCTTTCACGATCATAAGAAGCTTTTTCAGAAGCAAATTCTACTTGATCTATAGCATCTAATATATTGTACTTTTCTTTTTCTAATTCCGATGACGCCCGAGATGCGGATAGGGCTGCTGAATATACTGGAGTAGGCATGAATATTAATTACAGTTTTTCATTATAATTTACTAACAATGCTGTCACTTTATCCATCATAAAATATTTTCTTAATGCCCTATAGCTTGCCAAAATAAAGTCTGCCAAACACTAGCTGTGTTAAAAACAACCGTTGTTGTTGTTGGAAGTGTATTTATTGCTAAAGAGTTTGTTAATCCTCCTGTTTGCGCGCTACGATATGCAGTACCAACTACATTCAAACACGCAGTAGGGAAGGCTATTGGAAACGTGACTACTTCTGTGGTATCACTAATAGTTTCTTGACCCCATTGCATAATTAAACCATTATCAAATTTAAGATAACCATCATCATCAAAGTCTACAACATCTACTGGGGCTTTAGATACGGTAACTTTTCCAAAGACGCTTTCAAATAAAGATTGTCCAATTCTTATATATTCTATTACTCTACCAGATACTCTTCTGAAAACAGGGACTCCATCTACAAGTTCATGGACAGATGGAATACCATCCCCTACTTGTATTTTTTCCTGCTTCCTATGGGAAGCAACTCTTTCTTGTCTTGTGAATGCCATATTACTTTGGTGGCTTTAGTCTATAAACAATTGAAATGTCATTAATTCTAAAATCATTATCAATAGTTCCCGACATAACTATTCTAAAACTATATATATTATCTGCTTGAGATGCTGTAGATGGTTTTAATTCTGCGTGAGTCCAATGTGTTAAATCAGTTGCATCTTCCAATGGAGTAGTATCAGAGCTTCCGTCAGGAGTCGCAATCCCACCTGACAATTCAGTATCTTCAAAGGTGCGAAATGTATCAGTTTCGCCATTTACTCCATACCTTACATACAATCCATCAGCATCTCCTTTATAAGAAATACGAACTCTGTATACTTTCTTTCTTTGTGCTGGTTGCCCAAAATCTATGTCTTTTGTATAAATATATACCATATCATCTGTAGTAGTTCCAGCATCTGCTAAATCATCTACCCATTTTACTATAGTACCAGTTGTATGCCCAATAACAAAATCTCCATTCCAATCTGTAATTGGGTTTGTTTTAGCAACATCACCTGCGGGTACTCTATTATACCCATGTACCCAACTTCTAGTTACTAAATCATGTAAATAAATATCATTATCTCCCCCACTTGCTCCAATATCTGCTATCACAATAAGTTGCCTCTTTTTAGGTACATAACCTATCATTGGATAACCGCCTGCTGCCGTTATCCAATCATCCCATATTATATCCTTTATAATTTGCCGTCCATCCTTTTCTAGTAAATTATTCACCCTCCTACCATCATATAGGTAAACTCCATGTCTATTAACCCAAGCAATACCATAATCAGTTTTACAAGTAGCTGCCGGATGAGTCACTCCCTTATGCATAAATGTATCTTCAAGAAACTCTATCTCTTGTGAGACATTTATTAAATGCATCTTCTTTTTCTTAAACTGAAGTATTCTATCTGCATACTCTTCAAGCTTAACTATTTCATCACCATCTCTTATACTCGCTTCAATGAGCCTATCTGGTACAAATGTATCAAATTTGCCAACAAGAGACTTAAACATGGCATCAGCCCTTGTTTCAACTATACCGTCTTTATTTTTCATTCTTACATTCCCGGCATATACCACTCTATTAGCAACAACAGCAGTTTTAAATCCATAGCCATCAGCATCAAAACTTATAGAATCATAATTATGAGAAAATCCGTTTATACTCTCATATGTCTCGTCCATTGGAGGATGTAAGATTTGATGAAATGTTCCATCTGGAGTCTCAACATCACCTGAAACCGCAGCTTCATCCCATTTTATCCATTGATTATCTCCAGCTGGTCTTGATCCCCTATTGAAATCAAACTCAGCTAATAAATATCTTGTACCATCAATTTCATATGGTGAAGTATCTTGGTCTATAATCTCAGACCAATATACCCTGCCGCCAGTAATTCTTTCATTAAATGGACCGTGTGCCATAATTCTTAGTTTCATCATGTAATCCGCTGGAACTGTAGGATGAGTTCCAGTCATTTCTCTCAACAGTGACTCTTGACCAGTCCTATCCCCCACATCTCCATCGTAAACAAAACTTATATAGCATCTTAAACCATCATAACTAACTAAGTCCCATGTACCTCCGGCTGCAGAAATATCAAAAAAATTAATATCAACCTCACCTGCAGCCGGTGCTGAGTTAGTAGAGTCATCATCTAGATCACAAGCTGGTGGTTTTGCTAGCCCTTGATCCTTGGCATACCATCCGTCATTTGCTATTTCGTCACCACTTACGCCAGGGAATAGTGTTCTCTCCACATACCCATACCATTTAGGAGTATTATTTGCTCCAAAATTCCCATCAGAAACTCTTAAAGCTCCATCTACATAGTAAAATGTTGGCTTCATGAGAGCTGTACTTCCTAAATCAACTATACCATCACCCCATGCATTAGCTACTTTACTATATATATCAAAATTAGCACTTGAGTCACAATCTGCAAAAACTAGATAATCATCACCCGTTTCAGCTTGACTTGTCCCAGTAGACTGAGCCCCTAATCTATCATGACTAAATGGAAATAAACCATATCCAGCTGTTACTGCCCCTGCAGCAGTTCCTGTTGAAGCTGAATTAACATAATTATAATGCGCAGCCATCCCTCCCATAGGTCTGATTTTACCCATTAAATCCACCATTATATCAGAAGCTCTAGACAGCTCATTGTCTTCTATGTCGCGGGGATCAGCATTAGAGTTTAATCCACCGTGGAATTTGTCGATTTTCCAAATACGTTTAGGCATTGCCTTCTTCGTATTCGATATCTTCTATAATATGTTTTACAGCATGCTCTGGGAGTTCACATACAGGGCACTCGTCTTCAGAGAAATCATATTCGGAATTTAAATCATGTTCAAAAACATCTAATCGCAGGCCTCCCTCAACGCCTCTGATCGTACCACCGTTTTTTACTCGTACCGCTTCTTCTCGTTGTTCCTGTAGGGGATCGCTCTGTTCAAGTATTCTTTCCTCTTCTTGCATCCTCCACACTCCTTTATTTTTCCTCGAGTTACGGTTCTAATTGCACGACTAACAGTATCTCCTAGTCCCTTATCGTGCCCAAATAAATCTACTCTGTTAGTAGGCATTAGTTTTCTTTACTGATTCAACACCTTTAGCAGCTTTAGCTGGGGCTGAAAGTGTTTTTCCTATCTTTTTTTCTCCATAACCTTTGCATTCAAGGTAACTTGTATATCCTAATCTTCTCCATTCTTCTTTACATTTTTCTGGACTTGGCATATTATTATCCTTTCGGTTTATAATCAATACTCTTTTGTGTATCAGTTTCTGTTGCAAACTTAATCTTGCAAGCTCTAACCTTACTGGGGTCCCCTTTTGCTTTTGACATGCAAGCTATTAGTCGTTTTGATTTTGATTTCTTAGCCATATTATACCCTCTATTACCACCAGTTTTTTTTACTTTTCCAGGGCCTGTGTCTGGAGTAGATGCATTACCTAAATTTATAACATCCATTAAAGACCCATTCGGCCTTCAACTTTTTTTAATCTTCCCTGTATGTCATCAAGTTCATTTATGACATATCCTATAGCTTCTGAAATTTCATCAAGAAGAGTGTTTTCTTTTACTTCTTTCTTCTTCTTTATTGGCTTAGAAGGCGCTGTAGCCATCTTACCATTTGATACTTGTGCTGGCATTTTATATCCTTTTAGTTAACGCTTTGAGATTGCTTTACAGCTCCCTGACCGGGACTGTACCAACTAATAGTTTCCCACATAGAATCATTAGAAGGTCTACTCATATTTTGAATTATCATACTAGAGTACAAAACATCCAGATGCCTAATAAGTGATTTTACTTCCGGCATATGAAATACGATATCCATACGTTTTGGTTTTTCAGGCTGCCTTTTAACCATTTGTCGATTATTGGCAGATTGAGAACGATATACATCTGCTAAACTGGCCATTAGAATAACCCCCATTTTGCTTTAAGAACTGCTTTACCTACATCAATTACTTCTTTCATCACCGCATCTTTCTCTTGTTTTGTGAGCTTACCATCTCTATATCCATCTTCTAATTTCTTTAAGACATCACCAAACTCTTTGACTATGTTCTTATATTTAGCAGCTACAAGAGTAGCGATACCAGCCATAATAACACCACCCATATAGAAGGCGTTTGTCCAACTTACCCATTCACTCATTATACTAACCTCATTATTATTGATACGATGACGGGGACAACAAGAATACCAATAGAGCCAACAGTTCCAATCTTAGCCAAATTGGTCTTATTTTCTTGTACTTGTCCATTAATTTTTTCAATATGTGTTTCAATTCTTTGTAGCGTCTTAAAAATGCTAATCTGACGCTCCTCTAATTTAACAAGCCTTGCTGTATTTTCAGCCCTATATTCTGCAACTGTCATATTAGTGGCGGCCATTGATTCTGCTCACGTTTCCTTTTACTTC